AGAATAAGTTATATAAAATCTTTTGTGTATCTTCATCACTACTTCTAATTTGGAGTACTTCTCCCATATCATTTTTAAGAGTGCTCTCATCAGCTATAATATCTAAAGCAGAAGAAATGATTGCATCTGTATCCATAGCATCATAATCAGAATAAATCTGAGTGCGAAGATATTTCCAGTTAATGTTTAGTTGAGCACCATAAAGTGAGGTACTATTACTTGAATATATACGATTGTATCTGTCAACTAAAGAGTTTGTTTGATATTCACCTGTCATCTGGATGCTGTTAACATCCATTACTTTTAATTCATTTCCTCCAGCATTTCTGATTATTACATCAGTTGCAAATAATCGCTGTAGACGTGAAAATACACTAGTATCTGCCATTTTATGTTAAATTATACCAATAAATATTATAGTAACCAGCTAATGTCCTCATCGCCGTAACCATAGTTTATTTTGTATGGGTTATTATATGTATTTGGGCTATAAACCCCTTGAGAATTTGGTTTTACATTTGATATATTTGCTAACATAGCGCGAGCTAAATCAACTCCTTGTGATTTAAACTTAAGAGCTGTGTCTCTTATATACATTGCTGTTCCAAAACTCATAACTAAATCATCATTATATCCAGATTGTGCTTCTGCTTTACCATTTTTCCAAACAAATACTTTCATTTCTTCAACTAATCGTTTAGATTGTATGATAACACTTTTATCTCCAATATATTCTCTAAATTTATTAATAACTAGTGGTCTAGTTCTTAAATTCATTGTAAAACCAGGTACCATTTTTGATGGATCATCTAGTTTTTCTAAATAAGATTCAGCATTTATTGCTTCAGTTTTAGGAGAGAAATATAAATTCTTATACCCTCTTTCTTGAATTGCATCTAAAGTCGCCCATCCTATATTATTATTTTCAACAACTAACAATGCTTCATTGTATTCTGTTGCTATTCCAACTAATAGATAACCAAATTCTTTTGGTGATAATTGACCTTTATACTCAGCTACCTGTGTGTTAGTATCAATATCTATTATATGGAATGCTGAAAAGTCTTTGCTATCTCCTCGAGCAACGTCAGCTACAACCATATAACTACGGCTATAATCTGCTGGTTCCCATATCCATAAGTTACGATCTACTCCTCGTCTCTCCAAGGGATCTTTAACGTAAGTTGACATTATAAAGTCAATATATTCAGGATAAAATACAACATCACCTGATGTATTAAAGTCACAGTCACATTCTTGAGCAGCTAATCTTGGATCACCTAATAATTCATCTTGTTTTTTTCTCCAGTTTTCATCTCGTTCAGGATGAACATACCAAGGTAATTTAATTGGTAGGAACTGATTTTCACCTGCTTCTGCTCTAACCCAGGTTTGATGGAACCAGTTACCAGTACCATATGGGGTAGATAATACAATTGCTCCTCCTCCAGTAGCTAAGGTTTGTTGAGCAGAAGCCCATATTTCACCAATACCATCAATAAATGCTGCCTCATCTATAATAAGAAGTGAAACAGCTTCAGATCGTCCTGCGTCACCTGCTGCTGATACTGCTTTAACTTGCGAACCATTACTTAATCGTAATGTTAATTTATTATTTTCTTCAGCTGGTATTTTTAGCCATGATGGTAGATTTTCAAACATGAATTTAACTTTTGTTACCATGTTTTTAGCTGTTTCTTGTTTAGTAGCTATACATAAAACGTTTTTATCTTTATGGAATAACATTAACCATAATGAATAACCTGCTACTAAAGTTGAGATACCTAACTGTCTTGATTTAAGTATTATATCATATGGATTGTCTTTCCATAAATTAAGTACTTTATCTTGGAATGGGTATAAATTGAATAATACTCTACCACGTTGTGGATGTTGGATATAACAGTATTTACGCATAAAGTGCGCTGGGTCTTGAGCGCACTTTAAGTATTCTTCTCTAATGATTTGTTTTAGATCTTGACTCATAAAACCTTAAGTTTTGTATATAAATATATCAAAAACCTAGGTAATGTTTAATCTGATCAATACGTTGTTCAGTAGTGCCTGATATGATACCAAAGTTTTGAATATGATTTAAATTATCAGTAATAGTACTTTTAATTGTTAAATCAATTAATTCACGATATTCAGCGTCAGTTTCTCTAACCCCATTATCTTCAATATCTACTCCAATAGGAGACACATAAAATATATAATCATATTCCCAAATAAATGGAGCAGCGTATTCAACAAATGATATTTTATCTTCATTATGAATTGATTGAGCGCATTTAGCAAATGATATTACATCAATTACTGTTCTATCAGTAATAACATTTTCTCTCATTAGTTCAGAACAACGTTCAGCTAAGAATATTGTTTGACCTTTTAATGTACTATCAGTATTTAATGGAATACCTAAATCACGTAAGTATTTACTACGTTCAGTAGCAAAGAAATAATCTTTAAATTCAGGTAATTCTTTTAAAGCATGTACGAGTGTACTTTTTCCAACACTCATTGTTCCTGTTAATCCTATCTTCATATTTGTAATATAACAAAAAAGCTTGCATTTGCAAGCCTAATTTAAAATCTTTGTTTTGCAACACCACTTTTATACCATGGTAAACCATCACCTGATTTTCTAGCTTTCTTCCAGCTATCTTTAGTGTGTTCAAAACCATTAATAAAATATTCTTCTTTTCCGTCTGGGTGAATTACTGCTGGTCCATCCCAGTTATGTAATTTACCATCTTTCATGTAACGTACTACTCCTTCTTTTGATGTGTACTTTTTAACTTGTAATGTTGGATCTACTCCCATATGTATTAATTTTATATACTAAATATAACATCAAAATCTTGGGTAGCCAAACATTAGGTTATATATTTTCTAGATATTTTAGGAAATCTTTATACACAACTCGATAAGCAGGTCGTGAATCTTTTTTAGCTTCACGTAATAATTGTATTATATCTTGTTCTGATTCGGTTAATAATGTTTTAAATTCAGATAAAGCTATTTCACTAATAACTAAATTATCACCCTCACCACCATAATCTTCTAAATCATTAAGATATAACTGTATATATTCGTTTAGTTTATTTTTTGAATGCTTCATAAATAAGTTTCTTAAATTTAGATACTACTTCTTTTATTTTCTTGATTTGACTGTTTAGCCACTGTAAACGTTCTCCCATTCTACGTCCATCCATTGGTTTTTCAATGTTATCTTCGGGGATATACTTAGTTAATGGTTTCATATATTCACTTCCGGTTAAGAATATAAAACGGTCTTTATCCACATTTATACCATGAGATTTCATCTGCTTAATTGTTTCTTCACCCCATTTTTCTTTTTCATCTTTAGGCATTTCCTTTAATGTTTTATCATATGGTGCTAATTCTTTAGTTAAAGGAACTAAATGGTGTTTAGCAGATAATATAAACATTTTATCTGGTTTGAGTGATTTACCGTATTCTAATGTTTTTTGAAACATTGGAGAAGCAGAATACAGCTCCTGAGCAGGAGCCGTATGGTCTAATTTTGATTTTGTACAACTTAAAAGTACTACTTTAGCCATTAATATTGTTTATGTATAAATATTAAGCTAAGATTATCTCTTTAATTACTTCTTTTTTAGCTAAATCATTTATGCGATAAATCAAACAAGGCATTAGTTGTGGAATTAATTCAGGACATTTAGCACTAAAATGTGTTAGTAATGATTCAAATGCCGGAACATATCCTCTTTGATGAATATATATTCCTAATTTTTTATTATCTAATGCTTTTTTAACTAAGTTGTAGTTTTTATTACCACTTGTTTTACGTAAATCAGGAAACATGTTATATAAAGCTATAATATAAGCTTTTGATGCTTCAAACTCACAGTTAGCAATAATTTCTTTCGCTACCTCCCAATTACCAATATCAGTACTTTTTAACATTCCATATAAATTTTGGAACACATCAAAGTCAATAACTAATCCTTTATTAATATCTTCATTTACATTTGAATCAAGAACAACTTTTAAATTATGTTTTTTAACATTATCTAATAGATTAATATAAAACTCTAAACTATCAAATGCTTTTTTAGAACCATGTGATCCTTCAAGTCTAATTCCTCTATGTATTGTAGCTTTATCTTTAATAATTTGAAAATGAGGAATTATAGCACATATATCATGGTATTCATCTATTGATATACAATAGTGAGTTAAGTGTTTTTTTCCTTTTACACTTATATCATTCCATCTATTATTATGTGGATTAATATAGTTTTTAAATGAAGAATCTTTTAATACAGCATCTACTGGGAATATTAGATAGTCATCTATATGATTAGTTTCATTTGTTCTTGTTTTATTATTCCATTGAGTAATATTATGGTAATGATTTTCAATAAATTCTTTATTAACAATCAGAGTATCTAATTTTTCAAGTTTACGAGCAGTAGTTATATTTAATTTATTTTCTTCAATATAATTTTTAAGTTTATACGCAGGTAATTCAGATAATGGAGTAACATAGACTGTATTATTATCAGTTAGTTTATTATCTTTTATTTCATTTAAGAAATTTTTAATTTTGGTTTGGTAATCTTCTGGTATGATACCTCCTACTAATGCCCAACCTACATTAAATATGTATTTACCCCCATGATCTCGAGTAGTAGTTAAACGACCTATATTTTGATTTTTCATAATTACTTAGTTAAAAATTGAATTAAAGTTTTATTTAACATTAATGATTTGAATTT